CTGCCGATGATGAAGTGCATACGGGTTCTACTAAGCCAACAACACCTAAAGGTAAAGACGCTGGTGAAAAGAAGCCTGTCAAGCCAATCAAAGAAGAAGCTGATGATGAGGACGAAGATGATGAAGACGAAGATGATGAAGACCTAGAAGAAGGCGTTATGGATACCCTCAGAAAGATCGTTAAAGATAAGCAGATGCAAAAAGTAAAGTTTGCTAATGGTAAGACAATGAGAATTGATCTTACTACTGCATCAGCAATGGTAAATGCACACGACAAACGCATTAAGAATGATGCTACAAAAGCAAAGTTTGCCGATGCAGTTGAAAAAGATCCAAATTCTTTTATGAAGATGATGGATATCGCATTAGGAGGTAAGTAATGGCTATTAAGGTTCTTGCAAATACTGTTGCGTTTGGGACAGCCGCAAATAATGTATATAACGCCACTGCTGTTCGTATCACTAACGATGGTACTGCTAGAACTATTGTAATAGCAAATACTGCTGATCCACAAGAAAATGGACAACATGGTAACTATCCTGGCAGTCAAGTATCTATTAGACTAAATGCAAACGAAGTTGTAACTGTTAGGAAACGGCCACAAGATACAATCACTGCGAATAGTGGTGTATTCGGAACCAAAGTAGCGGAGATTGCGACATGAGCCTAAAACTTATTTGCGAAGTCAACGAAGACATTAACTATATCACAGAAGCAAAAGACGATAGCGGCAAAAAGTCGTACTTCATTGAAGGTGTCTTTATGCAAGGTGATATCAAAAATCGCAACGGTCGTGTATATCCAGCAGAAACCCTTGCTACAGAAGTTGCCAGATATAATAAAGAATACGTTGAAAAGAAACGTGCCTATGGCGAACTAGGTCATCCTCAGGGTCCTACAATCAACCTTGAGAGAGTTTCACACATGATTACAGAACTAAAACAAGATGGTTCTAACTTCATGGGTAAAGCAAAGATTATGACTGAAACTCCATATGGTGCAATCGTCAAGTCTCTTATGGACGAAGGCGCACAACTTGGAGTATCAAGTCGTGGTATGGGCAGTCTTAAAGCTGGAAAAGCTGGCGCACAAGAAGTGCAAAAAGATTTCTATCTTGCAACTGCCGCTGACATTGTTGCTGACCCATCAGCACCAGATGCTTTTGTAAATGGCATCATGGAAAGTAAAGAGTGGGTTTGGGAAAATGGCATAATCAGAGAAGCCACGATTGCTGATTATGAAACAGAGATCAAGAAGGCTTCCAAGTCTGAACTTGAGAGCGTGAAACTGAAAGTTTTCGAGAATTTCCTCTCAAAATTGTAATATTATAAATATAGATTAAATGAGTAATTATCTGATAAAGGAGACTCAAATGTCCGATCAAGAACTAGAAACGCAAGAGGATGATGCTATCCTTGAAGCACAGGAAGTTGTCGAGGACGTTGCTACTGAAGAAGAGAACCTTGAGGAAGCCAAGAAATCTGCTAACGAGATGAAGGCTGACGATGGACATTCTGAGGTACCTGCGCCTATAGCAACTAAAGCAACACCACCGAAAACAAAAATCGGTATGATCAATGCTATGGCTGCCGCCATGAAAGATATGAAGAAAGATGACCTTATGGCAGCTTATGGCCCAATGATGGACGCTATGCATGGTGATGATGAAGAAGAAGCCGAAGAAGGTATGCATCCTAAGAAAAAGATGAAGAAAGAGAGCAAGAAAGTTACTAAAGAAGATATTGACGTATCAGCCGATGTAACTGCATTGTTTGGTTCAGAAGAACTTTCTGAGGAATTCAAAGAGTCCGCAACGACAATCTTTGAAGCCGCTGTTCTTTCAAAGGTAAACGAAGTTCTGGACACTGCTACAGTAGAAATGGCTTCAGAGCTTGATGCAGAAAAAGAAACAATGGTCGAGGATCTCTCCACGAAACTTGATGACTACCTTGAGTATGTCGCCGAAGAGTGGATGAAAGAGAATGAACTTGCTATTGAAAAGGGTGTCCGTGCAGAAATCGTTGAAAACTTCATGCATGGTTTACGCAATCTATTCGCTGAAAACTACATTGACATTCCAGAAGAGAAAGTCGATCTAGTAGACGAACTAGCCGGTAAAGTTGAAGAACTTGAGGCTTCAGTCAGTGAAGAAGTTGATCGTAACATCGAAATCAAAAAAGAACTTGTCGAAATGAAGAAAGACAAGGAACTTGCAGTTGTTTGTGAAGGACTAACTGATTCACAAATTGAAAAGATGAAGTCACTAGCAGAAGGTGTTGACTATGATGCCGACACATATGCTGATAAACTAGCGACAATCAAAGAGAACTACTTCCCATCGGAAGAAGTTGTTGAGAATGATGCAACTGATGAAGAACCTCTTGAAATCGAAGAAGAGGCTACTGAAGTGACAGGCTCTATGGCTGCTTACACAGACGCCATTTCAAGAAGCATCAAAAAGTAATAATTTATAAATATTGTCTATAAAGGCTGATAGTTTACTAAAGGAGAAACTAAAATGTATCAATCTGATGAACTTCAAAAGAAGTGGCAGCCAGTTCTTGAGCATACCGACCTTGAGCCAATCAAGGATGCCCATAAGAGAGCCGTTACTGCAACACTTCTAGAAAACCAAGAAATGTCTGCCCGTGAGCAGATGCAAGGTTCTGGTGGTTACAACGCTCCAACACTTCTCGGTGAGGCCGCTCCTGCTAACGCAATGGGAGCATCTTCATCTGTAGCAAGTGCTGGAAATGTTGATATCTACGATCCAGTTCTTATCTCACTTGTTCGCCGCTCAATGCCGAACCTAATTGCATATGATATCGCTGGCGTTCAGCCAATGACTGGTCCAACAGGACTTATCTTTGCAATGCGTTCACGCTTTACATCACAAACTGGCGCAGAAGCAATGTTTAACGAAGCAAACACTTCTTTCTCTGCTCTTGCTTCCGGTAACACTGCTCATCAGTTTGGTGTTGCTAACGGTGCGTTGGGTTCAACCCAAGCCGGTACTGACCCAGCTGACCGTGCATCTGGTTCTGGTTATACTGTACACACTGGTATGTCAACTGCACTTGGTGAAGCACTTGGCGACTCAAGCACTAACGCTTTCAACGAGATGGCATTCTCAGTTGAAAAAGTTGCTGTTACTGCTGTTAGCCGTGCGCTAAAGGCTGAGTACACAATGGAACTTGCACAAGACCTTAAAGCAATTCACGGTCTTGACGCAGAAACAGAATTGTCAAACATTCTTTCTGCTGAGATCCTAGCTGAAATCAACCGTGAAGTAGTTCGTACAATCAACTACTCTGCTGTTGCTGGTGCTACAAAGAACACAACGACTTCTGGTACTTTCGATCTTGACACCGACTCAAACGGTCGTTGGTCAGTTGAGAAGTTCAAGGGTCTTATGTTCCAAATCGAGCGTGATGCTAACGAACTAGCCAAGGCAACTCGCCGTGGTAAGGGTAACGTAATGATCTGTTCTTCTGATGTTGCTTCTGCACTTCAGATGGCTGGCGTTCTAGATTACACACCTGCACTTACAAACAACCTTCAGGTTGACGATGCAGGTAACACATTTGCTGGCGTACTTAACGGCCGCATTCGTGTGTACATCGACCCATACTTTGCCGATGCAGCTAATAACTACTACACAATTGGTTACAAAGGCTCAAGTTCATTTGACGCTGGTTTGTTCTACTGCCCATACGTTCCACTACAGATGGTTCGTGCAATTGGTGAGAACACCTTCCAGCCGAAGATCGGCTTTAAGACCCGCTATGGTATTGTTGCTAATCCATTCGCTACTAACGATGGTAACGGCATTGCTGCCCGTCTTGGTTCTGGCGATGGCAACATCTACTACCGTATCGCAAAGGTTACCAACCTTATGTAATATAAGAGTTGGGTCAACCAACCTGAACTTGGGAGGGCTTTTGCCCTCCCTTTTTTTGTGCGTATAAATATACGCAAGGAGATATTGCTATGGCTCTACAAGGTACACAACCAAACAATTTAAGTTTTCTATCGCCAACTGGTTTTAGATTTCAGATTCAAAAAATTCCACATGTGAACTATTTTTGTACATCTGCTAATATTCCAGATATTAGTATGGGTCAGCTAGAACAAGATAATACATTTATTCGCTTGCCTATTCCTGGTGACAAACTCACATTTGGACAACTTGATCTAAATTTTCAAATTGATGAAGACCTAAAGAATTTTCGTGAAATCTACGATTGGTTAGTATCTCTGGGATACCCAGATAATTTTCAACAGAGACAGAGCGTACAGAATACACTAAAAGCAAATGCTGTAAGCACAGACAGGCAATATTCAGATGCAAGCCTAATTATTACTACAGCCCAGTACAAACCTAATATTGAAGTTAAATTCATTGATGCTTATCCAATTAATTTGGCCGCATTAGAATTTAACACAACGGGTACGGACATAGAATATCTGCAAGGGCAAGTATCATTTGCCTATAGAAAATACGAATTATCAACTATCGCATAAGGTGCTATAATGTTTAGTAAAATGTGCAAAGATCATATGGACTACGAAGGTCTATCACGCTGGCAACATTTCAAGCGGGCTATAGGCTTTGCATGGATGTCATGGGGCATCTGCTGGAGAGCTGTTGTTCATGCATTTATTCCATGTCTCTATACGAGATATGCCACAGAAAAAATTAAGGACATTGCGAAAAAATTATGACAAAGAAGTATCTGGTAGAACAGATAAATAAGTATATCAACTATCCCCAATACTGTAATTATCTAATTAAAATATTTGAATTGAGAATGAAAAATGATAAAAAATGAATTTTCTGTTGGAATTCTGAATGCATTTAGAAATTCAATAGGAACAAGTACACTTGGGCTTGCAATTATTTTCTTTGTTGGTCATATTATAATTGCTATGACTGTCGTAAGTATAATGACAGGAGCAAGTTTATGGGAAGCAGGTGCAGTTGCAATAGTTGAACCAGCAATCAATTCTGTATGGTTTTATGTATTACACAAAATATGGAAGTCGTTTAATGAAAGTTGAAGATATTATGGAGCAGTGGGACAAAGACTGCAAACTTGATGAAACAGAATTGGGCAATGAGTCCACAAAGATACCCACATTACACAATAAATACTTGAAGATATTTCTCGCAGAACGAGTTCGGCTCTTTCAACAAAAAGCTGAACTGAAAAAGAAGCGAAGAGTATTACTAGAATATTATTTGGGTGAACTAGATCAAAGCGAACTAGAAGAACTAGGTCGGGATCAATTTTATAAGAAACTTCTAAAGAATGAGGTTGATCTTTACATTGATAGTGATGACATGCTGACAGATATTAGTCTGAAGGTTACATTACAGCAAGAGAAGGTCGACTATCTTGAATCAATAATCAAGAGCATAAACAATAGAGGCTTTCAGATCAAAAATGCAATCGAATGGAACAGATTTATCACCGGATGATTATCTTGAAGAAAGAGTGAGATCAATTAAGAAGCGCATATTTCGCTTCAAACAAGATTATGGATATTTATGGCCCAAACAAAAGACCCCTACACCCCCAGCACCGGTGCAGAAGAAACCCGTGAAACAATCTATGTACACAAACTCAACGAAGCATTCATTAAGTTGGGATCAGATTCAGGCACTGCACAAGAAATAAGTGACTATTTCACTTTTGAAGTCCCTGGCGCTAAATTTATGCCCGCTTATCGAAACAAGTATTGGGATGGTAAGATACGATTGTTCAATGTGAACACCAGACAGATATACGCTGGTCTGTTTCATCATCTGCAACAATTCTGTCAAGAGCGTGATTACATTCTTGAGGATGTGGATGATGCATATGCATTGAATGATATATCTACAAAAGAAGCCTCGGAGTTTTTCTCTTCTTACCCGATACAACCTCGTGATTATCAGATCGGTGCTTTTGTACACGCCATACGCCACAGCCGTGCGATGATTCTCTCGCCTACGGCGAGTGGTAAATCCCTCATCATCTATATGCTTTGCGACTTTCTACCCGGGCGTAAGCTGATAATTGTACCCACTACTTCATTAGTATCTCAGATGAATGGTGATTTCAAAGATTATTCTGAGAATCAACATAGTTATTCTACACACTTAATCATGGCAGGTCAAGACAAAAATGCAGATGCAGACATTTTTATTTCAACCTGGCAGTCAATCTATAAGATGCCTCGTAAATGGTTTGATCAGTTTGATGTTGTAATAGGTGACGAAGCGCATCTATTTAAGTCACAATCACTAACTAGCATTATGACCAAATTAGAAAATTGTAAGTATCGCTATGGTTTTACGGGTACATTGGACGGGACACAGACGCACCAACTGGTTTTAGAGGGATTATTTGGTAGTGTGATGAAGGTTATCTCCACTAAAGAATTAATGGATTCCGATACTGTCGCCGATTTAAAAATTAAGGGCCTTGTTCTAAAATATCCAGATGTCACACGCAAGATGATGACAAAAGCAGATTATAAAGATGAGATTGATTTTCTCATTTCAAATGAAGCACGAAATAAATTCATAAAAAACTTGACATTGAGTCAAAAAGGTAATACACTGGTACTTTATCAAATGGTAGAGAAGCACGGTCAAGTCTTATATGATCTCATAAATAGTAGCGTAGACGAAAATCGCAAAGTATTTTTTGTACATGGAAAGGTTGATGCAGATGAGCGAGAAGAAGTTAGACGAATTACAGAAGGTGAAGATGGCGCTATCATCATCGCTAGTTATGGCACTTTCTCAACTGGCATCAACATACGAAACTTACATAATATTATCTTTGCTAGTCCTAGTAAGTCTCGTATAAGAAATCTACAGTCAATTGGTAGAGGACTACGCAAGGGCAATAATAAAGATTCTGCTACACTATATGACATAGCAGATGATCTATCTTGGAAGAATTGGCACAACTACACGCTAAAGCATTTTGCTATTCGTGTGAAGATGTATAATGAGGAAGAGTTCAACTACAAAATTTACAATATTAGGATCAACGATGTTAAGTCTGATAAAATTAGTAAACGGAGAAACTCTAGTCTGTTCGATAATTGAGAGGACAGAGAGTGGGTTTCTAATTGAAGACCCCCTTAAACTTGAAATTGTAAATCATGGTGGTGTTCCGTCCATGATGACAACTTACTGGATTCCTTTGCCTGATGATGAATTAAGGGTTGACATTTGGCAGGATCATGTTATAATGATAAGTGATATGACCGAAGATTTAGAGAAATTTTATTTGAAGGCTCTTAAACATGCAAGAGGTATAAAGCCGATAGACGACACAAAAGTTAAGGTTGATAAAGATAAAGATAATCTTGAGAATGATGTTAAGAATATGACTAATCAGCAAAAGAAAAAATTGTATGCGGCGGTCGCTGGACTATCTGCGAACACCGTCTTTCATTAAGGATTAATTATGGACAAACCAAAAAGACAAAAGCATAATTATGTTGACAACAAGAAATTTTTGGCCGAGATGATTACATTTAGAGAATCAGTCATTGCGGCAGAGAAAGAAGGCAAAACACGACCAGTGGTGCCATTCTATATTGGTGATTGTATTATGAAAATTGCCACACATTTGTCATACAAACCAAATTTTATAAACTATACGTTTAGAGAAGAGATGATTTCAGATGGTATTGAAAACTGTCTGCAATATATCGACAACTTCAATCCAGAAAAATCTAAGAATCCGTTTGCGTATTTCACACAGATTATTTACTACGCATTTCTTAGAAGGATTCAAAAAGAAAAACGATATCTCTATACAAAATATAAAGCAACTGAAAATGCTAATATTTTTGGTGAGACTTCTGATGTCCAAGAAAGTGATATCATGTCGCACTATAATGATGGCGTAAAGCATAATGAATGGTCACAAGAATATATGGGTGACTTTATTGAGAACTTTGAGGCAAATAAACGCCGCAAGAAGAAGACAACACGACCGACACTTGATAAGTTTATTACTGAGGACAAAGATGAAGATAGCACTGGTTACTGATACGCATTGGGGAGTAAGAAACGATGCTCATCATTTTCTTAATTACATGGGTAAGTTTTACGATAATATTTTCTTTCCCTATCTGGAAGAAAACGGGATTGACACGATCATACATCTCGGAGATATCGTTGATAGGCGCAAGTATATCAACTATGTTACTCTACGCCATCTCAAAGATACTTTCATAAATCCTATCATTGAGAAGGGGTATGATCTTCATGTAATCATCGGCAATCACGATGTACCATACAAGAATACAAATGACATAAATTCAATGCGTGAGATATTCTCAGAGCATAAAGTGAAGTCATATTGGGAGCCGGAGACGGTTCAGTTTGATGGTACTGATATATGTTTAATGCCGTGGATCAATAACGCTAATTATGCTCAAGCGATTGATCATATGGACAAGACACCAGCGCAGGTGCTATTTGGCCATCTAGAGATTGCTGGCTGTCTAATGATGCGTGGCCAACATAACGAGCATGGCATGTCTAAAGAGCAATTTTCAAAATTTGATCTTGTAGCATCTGGTCACTTTCACACTGGATCAGTAACAAATAACATCACATATCTAGGCACCCCATACGAATTGACATGGAGTGATTATCAAGATCCAAAAGGTTTTCATATCTTTGATACAGATACGAGAGAACTGACGAAGATTCGTAATCCATATCGCATGTTCAATAAGGTATTCTATGATGATGCTGGTAAAGAAGCCAAAGATATTCTAGATAAAGATTTCTCTGGCTTTGAAGGCACATATGTCAAAGTCGTAACTCAGAACAAAGAGAACCCATATTGGTTTGATCAGTTTATGGATAAATTGTATCAAGCAAATCCGGTCAACATCCAGATTGTTGATGACCATCTTAATTTGAATCTTGAAGATGATGAAGATATTGTCAACGAAGCAGAAGATACTATCACCATACTATCAAAATATATTGACAATATGGAGACAAATGTGCCAAAGAAAAGACTTGACAATTTGATGCGAACCCTCTATAATGAGGCACTATATATGGAAGTGTAATATGATGAATACTTGCATCATTTCACTTGATATCAATGTAAGGACTGGCGAAGTATAGCATGATTTATTTCAAGACGATTAGATATAAGAACTTTCTATCGACTGGCAATGTAAATACAGAAATCCAACTTAACAGATCACCAAACACACTCATTGTGGGTGAGAATGGCGCTGGCAAGTCTACAATTCTGGATGCATTGTGTTTTGTCTTGTTCAACAAACCATTTCGTAAAATCTCTAAGCCACAATTGATGAATACTATCAATCAGCGTGATTTGCTTTGTGAAATTGAGTTTAGTATTGGCAAGCAAGAATATCTTGTAAGACGAGGCATCAAGCCTGGTATCTTTGAGATTATTCAAAATGGCAATCTTCTTAATCAACCAGGGTCAGCAAGAGATTATCAGAAGCAACTTGAAGAGACCATTCTTAAACTAAACTACAAATCTTTTACACAGATTGTGGTATTGGGTGCGTCTACGTTTGTGCCATTCATGCAGTTGACTGCCGCTAATCGTAGAGATGTTATCGAAGACCTTCTAGATATCAGTATCTTTTCATCTATGGGCAAACTTCTCAAAGATCGTATTGCAGAGAATAAAGAAGATATTCGTGATATTGAGTATCAGATGCAGTTAACCGAAAGTAAGATTGACACACAAAAAGATTATATTAAAAAACTCAAAGCCCAGAGTGATGACACCATCGCTACTTTTACTGGTATGATCA